AAATGATGATACATTTAAAGCTATGCCAGCAGACAGTAGAAAGCGTGTTCAAAACGCCGTTAATGATATAATAGCACAAATGTTTAAAAGTAATACTCCAGAAAATGAAGTAGTTGACATGCCAAAAGAAACCACTATAAGTGACTTTCGCACGTCAATAAAAGAAGAGGTTATGAACAATGACACGGAAAACATCTCCACAAATAAATAAAATACTTGATACATTATCACCAGAAGAACGTAAGATTGCATTACAAACATTACATGATCTTGGTAATAATGGAGAGTTATATAAATCTTTATATGCTTCGGATTATAGAGAAATTCCTGTAAGCCCTCAAGAATTTCTTACTAATCCAGAGTATTTTCAACATATAGGAAAGCAAGCGTATAAAATATGGCGAGATCATTTCTTTGATATTAACAACGACAGCAATAAATACTATATAATTCTTACTGGTTCTATTGGGTGCGGTAAAGACTTTTTTACGTATTTGCTTCTTGCTTATGAAATATATAAAATTCTATGCCTTAAAGACCCACATAAATTCTTTAGTAGGGCAGAGAACAGAAACATAGTCTTTTCGCTTATATCTATTACCAAAAGCCAAACTAAAAAAGTCTTATTTGAGCCATTAAAGAACGCCCTTGACGGATCTCCATGGTTTCAAAAGAACGCACCACGTAACAAAGATAAGAACGATGTTATTGAATTTACATCACCCGCAGATGATGGAACTGGCAAATATGGTAAAATTACAGTTGAGTATGGCGCTCCTAATAACGCTTCAGTAATAGGCGAAGACGTCTACACTGCGGCTATGGATGAGGCCAACTTCATGCAGGTCATAGAAAAGTCCAAAAAGGTGCGTGGAGTAAATAAAGAATACAATCAAGCAAAACTCATACATGATAATATACTTCGTCGTATGGAATCGCGTTTCTTGAAGAATGGAAAATTACCTGGAAAACTTATAGTCCTTTCTTCGCGTCAATATCCAGATGATTTCGTTGAAATGAAGATAAAAGAAGTCAGGGATAAAGATTACGCAGTTGTATGTGAACATAGTTTCTATGAAGTGAAACGTAAAGATTTCAGTGAAGAGGAATTTAAGGTTCTTATAGGCACTGAAAGATACAGTTCCCGTATTCTTAAAGAAGGCGAAGAACAGGACATTACAGATCCAGAAGCTAAAATAATAAACGTTCCGATAGACTTTTATCATCAATTTGAAACTGATATAGATGGTGCAATAAGGGATATAGCTGGATGTTCTACTCTTACAGTTCGTAACTTTTTGCGTGACAGAGCTAAAGTTTTCGCTTCTATTAAACTCGATATGGAAAATCCATTTTCATCATGTACTACAACACTTGAAGATGGTCATTATCTTATACATAGCATACTTAATAAGATAGACAAAACTGCAATACGCGCTATACATCTTGACCTTTCGTCATCTGGAGATGCTACTGGCTTCTGTATGTCTCATATCGCCGGCGTTAAAGAAGTAGAACATTTTGTTGAAAAAGTTGATGCCTTTGGTAAGACTTATATGGGTAAAGTTATAGAGCAACTTCCTGTATTCAAGGTTGATCTTGCTTTACAGATAATACCTCCTAAAGGCGGAGAGATTAAATATAGTCTTATACGTCAACTTATATATGACTTACGTGACCTTGGTTTCCATATACAGATAGTAACCGCAGATAAATACCAGTCTAAGGATATGTTACAAATTCTTAATGACAATGGATTTGAAACTGGATATATTTCTTGCGATACATCTCTTGAGCCCTACTATAATCTCAGAACTGCCATATATGAAGGGCGCATGGAAATATACGATCATCCAATATTTACTAATGAAATAATAAATCTTGAAGAAGATACTAAACGTAGGAAAATTGATCACAGGCAAGGTTACACAAAAGACTGCAGCGACGCTATTGCTGGTTCATTCTGGAGTCTTACTCAATTAGGGATAACAGGTAATACTATAAGAATTGAACCTTCACTTGGTATATCAGTAGCACCTCCTTCAGATAGAATAACACCTACTGAAGACTGTGAAATGTTCGAAAAGGAATTTGTTGAAGAGTGTTCACTTAATGGCTTGACAAACGAGCAGATAAAGTTATATACTATAGAAAACAAATTAACTAAAAAACAAAAAGCATTATTAAATATAGAGGAGTTAAAAGCATGAAGATACTGGACGGTTTCCGTAATATGTTTAATAAGTTGTTCCCAGTGATGGGAAAGGAAGTTAAAAAGGTTTATAACGAACTTCCACCAGACATAAATCAAAGAGAGATTGAATATCTGTTTGACGATACTTCATCTCTTGAACGTAAAGATAACTTCAATCTTTACGAAGAAATGGATAATGACTCTCCAGAGGCAAGTTCCGCACTTGATTATTACGCAGACATGGTTACTCAAGGTGACGATGTTCTTATGCGTGGTCATAGGGTAACTGTAGAAGCTGAGTCAGACGACAAGAAAAAGAAAGGCCCGAAAAGAGAGACCATTGAAGCCAATTTTAAAGCACTTCTTGACGCTAAAGCCTTCGGTGATTACAGAGAACAGGCTAAAGACATTATAACAAAGTTTGAACTTAGAACCTCCTTAAAGTTCAGACTTCGTGATATGGTTCGTGACGCTCTTAAATATGGTGATAACTTCGAACAAGTATTATGGGCTGACGTAGAAATAAATGGTAAATTAGTTCGTCAGATTATAGATTTTCACGCGCTTCCTATCACAATGATGGCGCTTAATCGTGATAAGTATAATAGGCTTATACAGGATAAGCCCTATCTTGCAACTGACGAAAAAGGTGATATTATAGCTGAATTTGCTAAATCACAGATATTCAGAATACAGACAGGAACTACACGCGAGAACTTGTTTGGTAAAGGATTATTCAACTCAGGTAGAAAAACTTATTTACGTCTTGATGCCATAGAATCTGGTATGACTATTGGGCGTCTTGTAAGATCACACATGCGCTACGTTCATAAAGTAGATACGACTGGAATGTCGCAAGATCAAGGTCTTAAATACACAGAGAACTATAAGCGCCTATTCACCAAAAAGAAAATAGCTGACGCAAATGGTAATATAAAGTGGATTAAAGCTCCGCTTGCCGCAGATGAAGATATGTTCGTTCCAGTAAAGAAAGATAGTCCTGCTGATGTAAAAGTAGCTGATGGTTCGGCTTATTTAAGCTACATTGATGACGTTCTTTATCTTCGTGATAAGTTCATAACAGCTCTTAAACTTACAAAACCTAACCTTGGTTCTACTGAAGGTTCAAAGAACGCCACCGCAGAACTTGAAACTAATCCTATACGCTTCGTTAAATCACTTCAAAACAATGTTCGTATGGGACTTGTTCATATATACAAACTCGAACTTATATCGAATGGTATACCAAAAGAGATAGCAGACACTATAAATATTGAGATGCCAGAAATAAGTTCCGTAGCTGAATATCGTAAATGGTCAATCGAAAAGATGAGAGCTGAAATAGCCAAAATATACAAAGAATCAGGTATTATGGATATAAAACATATACTTACAGACATATTTTACCTTGATGATGAAGAAGCTGACGAAATAATCGCAGCACTTGAAGAAGAAAAACAGAAAGAATTTGACCAGAACATGGAGTTAATGAAAGCGCAAGGTGCTATGAAAGCCGCGCAGTCTCCTGCAAGTAAAACAGGTAATAATTATCCAGCGCAGAGGAAGACTACATTACGCACTACAAATAAAAATAAACAGCAAGGCAAAGGTGCGAACGCAAGAACAACACCGAGCCAAAGCGAAAGTGTAGGAACTAATGAAAATGAAGAAATTATTACAGAATAATATCCTTGTAATAAAAGGAAATTCAGTAACGTTGGTAATATTATCAGATTGGCATGTTGGTAGTAAGGCGTGTGATATGAAACTTATACGAGCCACTCTCAACTATATAAAACGCAACAAGAACGTATATGTTATAATTCTTGGTGATCTTCTTGATATGGTTACTTATCACAGTAAAGGTCTTGTAGGTGAACAAGAATTGCTTGGTACTGATCAATTTAAAACTGTAGTAAACTTATTAAAGCCTATAAGGGATAGAATATTGTTTGCTATTACAGGAAATCACGAGAATCGTACTGTAAAGGAATCTGCTACAGACGTAATGGACTTGATATGCTTTAATCTTGGTATTGAATACGCTGGCTTTGAAAAGCTATTCTGTATTAAGGTTAGAGAAAGCTTTATAAAATGCTTTGCACATCATGGTGCTGGTGGTGGAACTACGCCTGCCGGCAAACTCAATGCACTACTTAAACTTCATTGGCGCTTTCCAGACGCTAATATAATATTTGGTGGTCATACGCACGATAATGTAGACCCACAAAAACTTATACCATTTATTGATAGAACCGGAAACATAAAACATAAGGTTCAGCAATATGTAAGCGCCGGTTCAGCTTTAAGAAGTGATATAGGTTACGCAGCACAGGGCGCGTATCCACCAACGCCTACATGTATGAAGATCGTTCGCATAGATATAAATAAATCAGATGGTAATAGGACGCTTCTTTATACAATAACAAAGATACAATAAAGTAAGAAGGACTGCCAGAGTGAAAAGGCAGTCCTTCTTTTGTGGGCGCGTGTCGTGAGTAGCGACGTTTATTATTTAGTTGTCTTTTTGGTTTTGTTAGAGGCTGCACAGTTTTTCTTTGCATCCTTAAATGTCTTACCCATTAGAGTCACCTCCTATTATAGTATATAATCAAGTAAGGAGTGTTTTCAAGACACTCCTTGTCGCTTATTGGTAAGATAAGCTATACTTGACCGCTCCGCTACCAACGGGGCTTTTAATAAAGTGTGCGTGGTGTAATTTCCGATAATACACATCACCATCTGGGCCATTTAAAGCAGTGAGTGAACACGTCCCTCACCAGATGGGGCTTTTTTGAGTAGCGCCTCTCAAGAAAGTATGATACCGCGCTCCACCGGATATTTAAGCTACACGCGTTTTCAAAATATATAGGTCGGCGGCTCTCGCCTTACGGTTGATAAGACCGCTTAACCGACCCTCCACGGTTATCATCCCGTGGGTTATTAAATGCAGGGTAGTGGGCTCGAACCACCATATCACCAATCCGGTAACGTCCTATTCCCATTTTAGACGAACCCTGCGCCTGACAAAAGCTACTGCGTAGGAGTCACACGCAAATATACAGGGAAATGCCGAAACCTGTATCAAGTCTGCAGCCTTATAGCTATTTGTCAATTTACTCCGCACAGCGAAACAGCACATAACTCCGTGCGGAAGGTCGTTAGATTATGTTTTCAAACTTACTGATGTTGTCTTTGATCTTAGCCGTAAGACGCGTATTGAACGCTTCAAGGTTGTCCGATGAATTTTCCGTATCGAGGAGTTCGGAATCCGAAAGTTTCTTTTTCGTTACTTCTTTGTCGCTGATTGAGATACTTACTTTGATTTCCATTGAGGTCACTTCCTTTATATTGTGGTTTATCGGCTTTGAATAGTAAGTAGGGATTTGACTCCCTACTTACTATCATAGAAGTGTGGTTATTGTACGTTGTCCTGGTGTACGTTATGGCCCTTGAGGCCCGTCATAAGAATGGAGGTATCGCCGTGGCGACTATGGGAGTTTCTACTACCCACCACCTCCGAAGCAGGTCATGTTAGCGACCACACTACGCGCCAACCGCCGCTTGATTATTTGGTTTCCAATGCTTTCTTTTTGAGGTCACGCGCCTGTTCGCGGTTTATGGTTATGCCTTTTTTAGCGTAAGCGTCTTTTATCTGGTTTTTGGTCATGTTCTGTATTCCTGAAAGGATTTCGATATTTTTCATTTTACATTACCTGCCTTTTTAAATTTAGATTTTTTAGATTTAGTAACCGATATAGTACATTCTGTAAGGGGCCGGTGTGAGCTTTCTGAGAAAGCCTATGAATTTTTTGCCGTCTTTAGTATCGAGGCAGTCCGGTTCGTATACCTTATTGTCCCTTATGATTACCATGCTGTTGTTGTAACAGGTAAGTATTTCTTTGTCGCCGCTGCCGGTTTCGGCTATGAAAAAGTCGTCTCCGAGTTTAACTCTGCCGTCACATACCTTTGTGGTTTTCAAGCCTTTGTGAACCAGTTCGATTTCGCCTTTTACGGTTTCAATCTTCGTTGCGGTTTTGGGGGTTGCTGCTTTAGTGTTGGACTTCATGTTATTTCCATCCTTTTATTTTATTTGAAAGGGATTTTCTTTTTGCGCCCCTTTCAATTATTATACCCGAAAGCTTATTGATAATGCAAGCAATTTTTTTGATTATTTTTATAAAATTTAAAAATGCCTTCATGCAATTCTATAAAGGCGGTATCAGTAATTGAGGTTACTTGATTTCCATGTGTTCTGTAAAGATACAGGGCTTCATCTACAACACCAAACCTCATGCCGTAAGAAAGGAGACGCAGCCATAATTCATAGTCTGCCCCGCGTCTAAATATTGGATTGTAAAAAAGTATGCCTTCATACAACATCCAGCTTTTAAACATTACAGATCCATGTATAATATTGTTTACTGGTTTTTCAGAATTAAAGAACTTATCATACACGGTAGAATCAAAGGCTCCGTATGAAGACTTCCATTCAAATATGTCACCTTTTTCATTGATAAGGCTCATGCGAGTTCCACAAAAGTCATAATCGTTAGTCTCTAAAAAATCTATTTGCTTTTGTATACGTCCTTTAACTGATATATCATCATCGTCCATGCGTATTATATAATCATACCAAACGCCAGATTTTAATATTTCAGTTATGCACCTATTATGACTGTAAGGAACTCCATGTCTTTTGCTTGCCGCCATACATATTATACCGTGTGAGTTTAAATACATAGGAGTATAAGGAACTCCATCATGGTAAAGAAATATATCAATAGATATTTTATCTCCTATATCTTGTATAATAGAATTAATGGCCTCGGTCAGCCATTTATCATTCTTACGAGTAGTTGACATTATACATGCTACTGATACTTTTCTCATTTCTTTTCTCCTTCTCCAAAATCAAGATATGTTATTGTATCTCCGGTAATTATGCCACGTGTTTTTCGTTTGCCGTAGATCATTTCAAATGTGTTTTTGCCAGTAGTTCTAACGGAAATGGGCGTTACGTATTTATCTAAAGTGCAGATGTGTTTAGTTCCTTTTGTTAGTGTATTTCCAGTAAATGTCCATATTTGGGAAACTACGTAACCATCTTCATTATAAAAACATGTCAGAATCTTATCTTCTGAAATTGGCGTGTAATGTGTTGCGAGCATGATAGTGAGTATTAAACTTAGCATCATTTCTTTTTCTCCTCTTTCTTAGGCGCATTGGCCTCTTTCCATGCCAGTATGTCCTGGATCTCTTCTACTTCTCTTATAGTCATACGAGAGAAATCAGCGTCTACCTTTATAAGCTTATCGAAGAAACCGTCCCTGTTTTTTACTATATACAGGAATAAATCAGTGCTGTTTTTATGCTTCGGCTTGTTAATAGAAAAGGCTTTATCAATAATCATATTCTTGCTAAAGTCTTCAGCCACATTATCCATATCGATTAGTGCCGTTTGTATGCCACCCCTGTTAGTCTGTGAAGCCGTCCAGCAAGCTACCTTCCATTTTGCACATAGTGCTTTAAGCTCTATGAATATCTGACGCAGCCTTAACCTGAACTCGGACATGTACTCAACTGGTTTAAGAAGATCGGCGTAGTCTATAAATATGCAATCAGGTTTACGTCCGTATGTCTCAATGTAGTTTATTATGCTCGCTTCTATGTCATTTATAGTAAATTCACCGTAGCGGAACATTTCAAGAACGTATAAACCGCCAGTACGTTTAAGACCAAGTAATTGATTACGAACATACTCACCGTATTGCCGGCTTGCTATATTATCTACTGTCATACCAGTAACTGATTGAGCATGTCTTCTTATCATTACATTCTTAGGAGTTTCGCCTTCAAAGTAAAGAACGTTTTGCCCACGCATACAAGCTTTGTTCGCTAAATAGGAAAGCATGGCAGTTTTACCTTTAGACGGAGGCGCTATAACTAAACCCAACTCCGAATTATCTTTATCAAGGTACATTTTGTATTTATCAAGTGATGGAAGTTTTGTAAAAATAAGAGCTTCGTGATTATAAAACGTGTCACAAGAAACTTCAGCCTCTTCCAACGATAGATCGGACAGCACAACTGTTTCCCTTGGTTGCACTAAATTATTAAATTGGGCTTGAAGTTTTGATAATTCTGTAAATGTAAAATCAAAAACATTAAACATTGAATCTTTTTCTTTGCGCCTTAAAGCAGTTTCCATAAAGCGAAAAGCGTAAGAATTTTTAAGTTCGAGGCATATACGATCTTGTATGTACTTAACATCGTACTGCGTATTTATAATATCATTTACGAAATCTTTAGGAGTAGTTTCAACGAACATAGACGCAAGCGCCTTGTTCGTTTTACTTCTTTCCATAAGGTGTTCAATAAGAACGTCCTTGTTTATTCTTGTATGGTATTGTTTCTGGTACTCTGTAGCTACTTCCATTATATTGATGTATGCGTGATTTCCGTCAAAGAACTGGGCATCAATATACGGACTAAAAGCTTCAAGTAGCTTAGTGTCAGTTAATAGAGCGCATACAACGCTCTTTGTTATACTGCCTTCCATATTACACACCCTTTATAAGTTTTATTTTAGGATTGGTTATTATTTTCTTGAACATCTTCTGCGACTTTAAAAGTTCGATAGATAAGGGAGTGAAAAATAAGATAGGCGTATCGGAGAATCCTCGCCATTCTACTATATTATTAAAAATTTCCTGTGCGTATTCGGTATAAGAACAATCATCTATTTGAAGTACGAGTAAATGACTTTGAATTATGTCTGACTCTTTATTTATGTCTTTAGCATACATGGAATTGAACTCAAGAGTACGCATGAAGCGAATATTGAATATTTCAACTAACCTTGCTTTATTGCTTACTTCATCTTTGGCGCTTTTAATATGGAAATTTAAGAATAGATGCTTTATAATTGAATAGATTAATAATTTATAATCTTTATTTGAAGAAAAAAGAAGGCACTTACCAAAATTAAAAAGGTATTCATAGCTTTCAATATAATCTTTAAAGGATTGTGGCAGGGAATCTACAGGTATATGATCAGCACTTACAAATGGGAATTGTATTTCTTCGTAATATTCATTCCATAACGCGGTTGATTTATGCAAAAGTCTCTCGTCAGCGTATTGCCTACGCCTATCATCATGTTTGCTTATGGCCTTAACTTTAGCTGCATAACAATTCTTACACAGTATTTCATCAGGTAATGCCATATATAAACCACATTCTACACAAACCATTAAAACTTCTCCTCAACTATATCTACGTTCTCAAGTTCAACTTCTTCTCCGGTTACTGGTACATCTGGAAGATTGAGGTCTGGTATATAAGCCGTAAACTTAAACTGCTGAGGACTAAAGAAGTTCTGACAAGCATATATGTATTTACTGCGTTTGTCTGATGGTGTATTACGTAAGGATTTCTTATAAGTATCTATGGCACTCACTAATTCATGGTAAGTATAACCAAGTTTCAGTAACTTGTCTATATTGATATAAGACTGATCCTTAACATCGTGCGTACCCATTAACTCAGTATGATACTTAGCGTATAACTCTACTGCTTCTTTAGTAGGAGTGTATTTTATACGTGGTACTCCTGTCACTTCAACCGTATTATTCTTAAACAGGGACATACCACTAACCACTTTCTTCTGCATAAGCACTCCTCCTCTTTATCAATTATACCTGATAAGGGATGGAAAATGCAAGCATAATTTCACTTATTTAATGATAGGGCTAAAGCTCAATAAAGATAAGGGCTATGGGGATTTGGGACGTATAGCTACCATACACCTACCTTATACATCTCTATTATATAATCCTTATGCTATTATTATGCCTTAGAATTAAGGCTTGCATTTTAGGGGATTATTTGGGTATATTTAATAAAGCATCTTGACATGTAGCGTGTGTTTTTAGTAAAATAGGAGTAAGTTGAACAGGCTGAACTTTAAGAAAAGGGTCTTATAGAGTATGAGTAGTGAAGTATTCGCTGATACAATACTTAATCAGCTTAAATTCCATGCTAAAGCCTATAATAAAAGTAAAATAAGCCTCAAAGCTATGAAGGCAGGAGTTTTTCATAGTTATTTTCATTATTATCCTATACTCAAGAACGATGATTATGTGAAAAGGCTGCTTACTAAAGTTTATGAAGATGGCGCAGATCTTTATCAAGTTATAAATCAAACCGCATTTAAGGCAGTTTCTTATACGCAAGATGAAATTTGCATAGGCCGAAGTAGGACGGTATGCTTCGATATAGATAAAATACCTGATATAAAGGATAAAGAGTGCGTTATTTCAATGCTAAAGGCAGCAGGACTTCTGCCTACAAGCCATATATTTACGCGTAATGGTGTGCAGTTGTTCTATTTTACAGGCAAGAATTATTTAAGAACTTCGGAGTATAAGGCATTAAATGATGGATTTCAGCTCATTCTCAATGATTTATTTAAGAGTAAAGGCTACACGTGCGACTCTTCGGTGTGCAATATTGCGGGACTTATGCGAGTTCCTGGGAGCCTTCATCACAAACAGGAACCGTTTCAGATAAGCGAGGCCGTATTCAACAGTGATGCCTTTATTTTCAATCCAAAAGTGGTCAGGGATATGGTGGCTCGGTTTTATAAAGATCATGGCCTTGTGAGCGAACGTGTGCATCTACGGAGGGTTGTTAACCAAGGTGGCAACTCCATTAATCCAGTTCATTATAAAGAGTGCAAAACTGTAGAAGATGTTTTAAAAGTTATAGATACAAGAAAAAGCATAAGAAACGAAAGTATGTCGTGCCGCCATATAGCTGCTATTCTTAATGAGAATGGCATTAAAATAAGCAAAAGCACTGTACAACGTAAATTAGTGCTTATGCAAAAAGACAATGTTCTTTTAAAAGTTAAAGATGCAGTGTGGTGTTCATGGGATCTCAGTAAATGCAGGGGCGCGGAGTATGTTCTTAATTATAAGCCAGAGGTAACTGAAGAGAAATATTTAGCCGCTGATAAGGAAATTAAGAAGCAAAAGGAAAAGAACCCTTATGATACGCTTGAACTATTGCCCTTAATCGCTAATAAAAGGCATATATCTAATCAAATAAAGATTAATAAAATCATTGAAGAAAATATTTTTAAAATTTTTAAAGAAGCGCCTTGCATTTTAAAAATCTAATTCGGTATATAGGGTGCGAAGGGTTGAAATAATGAAGAAAGGAGCATACAAAATGAAGAAAGAACGTGCGGAAAGAGCACCCCTTACCGATGCTGATAAACTGAAGCTGTTCGATACGGTACAGCTTGATAACCAGAGACTCAAGGCAAAGAACCGTAATCTTCGTAATGAAAACCGCAATCTGGTAAACGCTAACGCAAGGCTCAAGGTACAGGTCATTAACGTATCGGAACGTGTGCAGAAAGCACTACAGCTCTTTTAAATATATCTGGATGTATTTCAGTTGGTAGAATGTGTGACTTGGGAGCAAGCGGTCGCGAGTTCGAGCCTCGCCATCCAGATTTTAACAAAACACCGTTTAT